GCCACAAACTGGTGGCTGCATTGAAGTTGGATACCACACCCCAGTACATATTACTGCATCTGGAATGGCTACTCCGTTAAACCCTCTTGTAAGATAATAGACGGTATAGTATAGTCCTGAATTTCCAACATTTTGAACTGCAGACTGTGTTGTTTGAAGATTTGTATTTGCAGTAGATAAATTTACTTCTGATATATCGAGAGCATCTTTAGCATTATTTTTATTTGTTAATGCTGTGGAAACTGTTACTGTTTGTCCATCTACTGCTGATTGGGCTAAATTCTTTTCTTCTAACGCTGTTGCTTCTACTGCTACTGCTGTATCATATGCAGCATATGCATTATCCCTAGCCTGCTTTGCGGCTACTGCATCATCATACTTATCTTCTGCTATATCTATAAGGGCTTGAGTTTCAGTTTTTTGTGTTAGATTTTCAACTTTTTTATTAAGCTCTTGTATTTCTTGAGCGGCTATACTTAATGGATCATCGCTATAAGCAGGTGTAAGAAATAGCCAACCAAACCCTAAAATGGCGGCTAAAGATAATCTCCATAGTTTAGTCCTAGTCAACTAATAACTCCTTGTTACAACTTTTATAACAAGTTAATTATATCATTGAGTTACTTAGCGTTATCTGTTTTATAAAACCCAGAACCTTTAAACTGAATACCAAATGTGCCGAACTGTTTAACCATTGCAGCACCACACTTGTCACAAAGCTCCGTCATTGTTGATTCGCTGATTGGTTTATTAACTTCTTTAGTATGTTCACATATGACACACTTATAATCGTAATTTGGCACACTTCTCCTTAAAGTTTAATGAGCAGTTTAGCCACAATGCTCAGGTGGATCCTGCGGGTAGCGGCCCGCATATAATCTGCGACTCCCCAGTGACGGGGTGCAGACTTATATTATACTATTATTTGATTTTGATTGTTTTAGGCTTTTTGTCTTCAGGGACAATTTTTTCAACTGTAACTGATAAAAGGCCATTTTTTAATTCAGCACCAGTGACTTCCATATATTCACCAAGCGCAAATGTGCGTGTGAATTTACGTGCAGCAATTCCTTTATGAATTGCCTCACCAGTATCTTCTGTAGAAACTTCTCCTTTAATTACAAGGGTTCCGTTATCTACTGTTACATCAACATCTTTCTTGTCGAACCCAGCCAAAGCTAGGTCAACACGAAATACGTCATCTTCAACCTTTACAATATTGTATGGTGGATATGACTGATGTGATGCTGTTGTATGTACTGAATTTAGGCGATCAACCATTCCGTTGAAACCAATAAAAAATGGATCATTGAAGAAAGTTCCCCAAGATCCGTTTGCTGTATATGATGTTACCATTTTATTCCTCCTTTAAGCGAATAAATTAATATATAGGCCCCTATTGGCGACCTATATAAATTATATCAAACTATATTTGACCCTGCAACCTTATTTTATTTACAATATCATGGAACCTATCGAAATCGCAGGTGTTCCTTCCAAAATTAGCTAGGCGTGTGCAGATTACAATATTATCTTTTGTGTAGTCTCCACCAACATCTATTTTATCTATGCTTGGGCCAAGCGGGTGTTTTGGCATCCAATCTGGATGATCTTTATACATTAAATCTAAATCGAGATCTACTCCAAACCAATAACACTTACCGTTTTGCTTTTCCCATATTTCTTGAATTTCTTCTGGAGTTACATATATTTTTGATGGGACCCACTGCCTTTGATTAGGCCCAGATGGTCCAGCTACAGAAGATCCAGAACCGTACATTCTTCTTTTATTTGTTGAAGAATTTATTAAAGTCCAATTGCCATCTATATCTTGTCTTACTCCATTAGACAAAATACCTGACCACAATTTTTTAAAATAATTTCTCTTCATTTATTCCTTCCGCCTGCGCCCTCAGCAGGAGTCGAACCTGCGACCAAGACCTTAGAAGAGTCCTGCTCTGTCCTCTGAGCTATAAGGGCCTAGAGAATTCTTTTCTTTTTTTGCTCAGCCATTTTTTCTTCATTGGCAGTTGCTGCATAAAGAGCTCTTTGATGTGCAGATGCTCTTCCCTTGCTTGGGTGGCATCCTTTTAGTTCGCCCTTATCGTTTACTACTGCCCAACCCTTACATCCTGCTACATTTTGTTTAATATTGTATGGCATTATTTCTCCTTAATTAACTGTTGGTGTTAGGATTGATCTTAAAAACCATCCTAGTTTTTGATGAGCATCTTGACGATCTGCTAAAAAGTTAGCAAGTCCTTGTTCCTTTTGTAGAGTTGCTTCATCAAATAGTACCTTTATGTCAGAAATCATCTTCGTATTCATGTCTAAAAGAATCTTAGACATTGTAATTGGAGAATTTGATTCTGTAAATACATCTCCAAAATTTTGACTCTGAATGAATTGATCTAATGTATATGGTGACTTTTCATTAAATTTTCTCATCCATTCTGCAATTGTATCTATTGTTCCATTAACATCTTCGTATACTTCTCCAAAAAATTCATGGTATTCAGTAAATAAAGGTCCTTCTACATTCCAATGAAACCCATGTGCTGTGTTTGAAAAAACAACAGAGTTCGCAAGATACTGGCGAAGCATTACAATTATTTTATCCATTATGTCTCCTAATCATTTGGGATTTCAGGAAAATCCATTTCAATCAATCCCATTTGTTTTGCTAAAATTTGTCCTTCTGGACTTAAATTAAAAGTTGCCTCTAAATTTTCATCATACTCAACTTCCATAAATCCTTCTTCATACAGTTTTAAAAGAGATTCATCAACATGTTTGATATGCGCTTCCCATAATTCTGGAGCTATATCTTTAGCAATTTCATTAATCGCAAAGATGATCTCGCCATTTTCGTCTACGCCCTCTATAGTTACCGCACCTATTTCAAGGTAGTGTTCAAGCTTCATATCGTCTTCTCTTTCCTCATCCATACTACTATTATACTCCCAGCCGTGCAACAGGTAGGACTTGAACCTACGAATAACCGAATTATGAGTTCGGGGCCTTAACCAACTTGGCTACTGTTGCCAATTGGTATATTATATTGTGCCATCCTCATTTTTGTCAATGGTTTCTTCTACTAATTGTTGTACATATTCAGAAAAATGTTTTCTTATATTTCCAGCAGGTCTTTTTCCAGATGCCTTCCATATTCGTTTATATTCTAATACATTGGCAAACGTAGTAGGGCAAAGTACCGTCTCGTTGTATTCTTTTAATACTGTAGGCAATGGGACATGTTTTCCACAACACTTACATTCTTTAGCTTTATCTTGATATATGCTCATACTATTTCCATTCCTTCTATCATATCCGCCAATTCTTTAGGCATTCTAGGGGCTCTAATAATATTTAAACTTATTTCTTCTTCTTGTGGCTTTTCATATTCCATTGATTCATAATCATGTATTTGAATTTCTGAATTATTATCTGGTTTAGTTCTACTGATAGCATTATATATTGATCCGCAAACAGCGTCAGCTAAGTCTTTAGAACCTTTTCTAGGGTGATCTACTTTATCCCGCATAATTTTAAGTTGTAATAATTCATCTATTAGTAATGGTATATGTGGTCCAGTTACACGTTCTTCTAAAACAACCATAGCCATGTCATCATAATGTTTTTTAGCAACAGATAGTGTTTCTGTGTTTATTCCATATTGTTTTAACTGTTGCATCATGTCATGAGAATTCCATCTATCAAATGTGCAAACACGAATTTTAAATCCAGCAGAACGCAATCCTAGAATATAATCTTTAACCTCAGTAAAGTCTACAGATTTCTCTGAGGTTGGAGTCCAATATCTTACTGCATCTACTTCTACAATTGGAGCTGGTTGAGAATAAGTATCTGTTACTTTTACATTAACCCATTTTTGCACATGTGCCATAGCCACAGCACAATGGTCATGTTTCTGTGCCAGGTCTACGTGCAAAAAATATTCTTTGTCTGGATCTGGGGCAAACCAAGATTCTAATCTACCAAACCCATCTACCGCTAATGCCATATTGCTAAATGCCTTTTCAATTTTTTCACGAGACTTAAAGAATGCATCAATTGCTTCTGGTGGCATGCAGGCAAAACGACTAAGGGCGTCTGGCATATTTTTATAAAACTCAATCTTAAAATCTTCAATTTTTTTAGTTGGATTTACATCCCACGTAGGTCTTTTAAGGGCATATACTTTAGGAATATTATAGGAAATTATATGGTCTTCTTCCCATTGAACTTCTATTTCATTGCCTTCTGTTCCATCTGGTAAATCTGAATCCATTTTCAATACTTTAGATTGAATTATAGTTTCTTTCTCTGCAATAACTGAATCATAAAACTTTTGTATAGGGTCATTTTTAAAACGAGGAAATGAAAGCAGGATAATCTTCCCATAGTCTGGGAAACGAGAAATAACAGATCCACGATACATATCGTATATAGCATCTGCCGTTTTTGCTTGATCATGACCAGTTGTATTCTCTGTTGCAAAACCAGAAATTTCGTCAAGGATTACGGCAATGACGTTATATCCTTCGAATGCTTCTCTTTCTGAGTGACCTGAATATACGTTTACATTTTTATTAAATCTAATTTCAGAAGCCTTTGATTCATATTTACCTATAAACCATGGGCTTCTTTCGATACGAGTTTTTAAACCTTTAAAAAAAACATTGTTAGCTTGTTGTGCATTAACTGCAATATTAATAATATCAATTGTATCCCCAGGTGGTTTACCGTAATATGTTGCTGGATCTTTTAGGCACAATAGTAAATAAACTATATATGATACAGAAATAGTAGAGGTGTAGTCTTTTCCCGAACCCTTGCCCAATTGAGCAATAATTTCTGTGCAGGTTTGTTTATATCTTCGTTGTCCTTCTACTTCTCCAAAAAGTTTAATTAAAGTAGATTCTTTATATATCTGAGAACCTTTTTCAATTAATGTATATTGATATTCAGAAAGTGGTGGCAGTCCAAGATAATCTGGATGCGTCACAAATGTTTTTAAATCGACAGGCCTTTCATCAAATTCTTCACCGTCGAGGATATCAATAAGATCATTAAAATTAAGATCCACTTACTTCCTCAATTATTTCTACTGGTTCAACAATCCCAGTTATTTGAGATAAGCGTTTAGCAACTTCCATTTTACACTTAGGGCATGTCGCCGTTACTTCTTTAAGAATCTTTACAAGAATATCCTGTTTACGCTCAGTTTCTGCCAACTGTGTTGCAAGTTCTGCATTATCTAAAAGCCCAACTTCTTGGAGCATCCCAATACGCTTACCCTCAATATCTGCAATTAGTTTTAAAGCTGTAGCCTTAATATTTAATTGACCTGATTGATCTGCGTCTTCTACGGTCTTCCAAGCCTCTTTAATAAGCATAGCGTAGTGTTGGTCTGCCCCAGAGATGGCTTCCTTTGCCCTTTCACGGGCTCCAGAATCGCTTCTAACGACCTGTTTCCACTGATCTATATACTCTATGACCTCTGCTCGTTTAAAACCCGTTAAAGCGGCAATCTGGGTAGGACTATTACCCTTAAGTAATTCCTCTACAACTTTATTCATGCGGTCATAATGATCCGCTAGTTCAATTTCCATATATTTAAATTATACCATATTTTAGTTGACTAGGATTGAGATTTGGCTATTTTGAGCAAAACTAAATACCCAATTAAATCATCAATATCGTTGTCTCCAGGATATTCTGTGCCCTTCATTAATCTATTTAATTTATCATCAATGCGGACATGTAGTTGTTCTCTTGGTCCCGCCTTTGAAAATATACGCACAGGGTCAAGGGCTGAATTTCCATAAGCAATATTCTTTTTAATAAGCATGTGTGCAATTTCATGACAAGTTGTCCAAATTTCTTTACCTGCTTCTGTTCCAACTGTCAGCAAATATAGTTCTTCACATCTAAAATCTCTTGAATCTGGAAACACTGGTTCTAAACTCATTTTTTAATCATTCCAAACTTTTCTAAATATCTCTGTATGGTCATAGCAGAGACCCCACATTCAGCTGCAATTTCTGTTACAGTCTTTTTTTGAACAACATAGCGCCTATATAACCATGTTTGACTCTGATAAAGCTTCATCTTTAAACCTCGCTAAATATGCACCAGTAATTTCAAATTCCTGGTATTCCGTAATTCCAGGAAATGTATTAAGTATTCTTTCTGTATTCCAATGATCTTCATGATGAATTTCAAATGGGTTCCCAAAACTTGCACCTTGTGGATAATGAATAATTGGAATTGTAATAATGGCATATCCAGCCATTTTAGAAACTCTATTCCATAAATCACTAGATTCCGACTCAATCATATGTTCTAGAACATCCCCAAACATTACTAGATCATAATCCCAATCATACCAAGTCCTTGCGTCTACATTATATAAATTGTCGTATCTTTCTGTCAAGTTAAATTCTTCAATATATGGCTTCCATGCTTCAAGACCATCTAATTTAATTGAATGCCCAAAATTTTCTCTAATTATTTCTTCTAGGATACCGCTTCCAGTACCAACATCTAGAATTGATCTTGGATTAATTTCTTTTATCTTTTCTAAAACCCAGCCTTTATTTGCTCCGTCTGAATGTGGCATTATCTCTCCGTCAATACTGTATTTGAATAGTGGGCAATGCCGAATGCATCTGCCACATCAAAATCATCTAGCTGTAAATTATATTTATTATTAAAGTAATCTACAGTTCTTTGCTTTCTCATTTCTCTTAATTTAGATTTATACCAAGACTCTGCGTGTCCTGGATTTTCAAATTTAATTTTATCTTTTTCCATTTTAGTTGGATTTTTATTTCCAATATGTGCTTGCCAAGAAGTCGGAGATATTGTCATAACCTTTGCTCCAGTAGACATAAGCTCAGCAATAATTACACCATATACATATGATAATTTAATTACCGCATCTGCTGATTTTACAAATACGGCCCCTTCAACAACAATATAATCTGATTTAAGTTGTGGAAGCATAGCATGCATCTTTACCTTAGCGTCATATATTTTTTCATATATATCTGCTCCAGAAAATTCTATTTTCCCCCAGCGAATTGGTTTATTATTTTCCATTAAACAAAATGCAACTGAGTTTGTAGAAGCATCAATTCCCAATACCCTGTGAGCTTTTGTTTTAACCAATTCAGCTAATTTCATTTATCATCCTTAATATATTTGATTTGTTTGTTAAATCTTTTTGCATTTTTTTATTACAAATAACACATATATTAGTATCATTGTATCTGCTCAATTGAGTTTTACAAACCTTACAGACTCTAATTGCTCCACTTCTAATTGCTTTTTTCTCATAATACTTTTCCATGATTCTTTTATTTGTTGCAACCCTACAGCAATCATCAGAACAATATTTTTGATTATGAGTTTTTGGCTCAAAATTTTTTGCACATTCTTTATTTGCACAAATCATACTTCTACCAAATCTTTCCATGCTCTCTCTGGTTTAAACGATTTCATTTGAGTTGAATCAAAAATTTCTTGATCACAGTGTAATCCAACTACACCTATATGTTGCGATCTTGATGAATGTGGAACAATAGTTTTTAAATTATTTTTTGGCAATACTCTAAGCGTTAAGTTCCAATCCCAACCAGATGGACCATTATTTTCGCTAGTTGAATAATCAAAATCCCATGTATCTTTAATATAATTTTCCCAACGATTTTTCCATGTTCCCCAAATTTGTCCTCTAAATATGTCTACCTTAGAAACAGAATATGGGCTATATCCTTCAAATTCATAATTAGCAGAAATTACTGCTACACTATTATCATCAC